ACACCTGTAGTGAGCTGATCCAATGAAATCTCCTTCTTGTTGCTGTCAAAGAGAACCGTGACCGTCTTCCCCTTGATCTTCATGAGACTCGCCTCAAACACGTCATCAGTGATGGAAGACTCGTAAAGGTTCTTTAGAGTTTCTTCTGGAACCACCTTTCCAAACCAAAGTTCTGATGATTCCGTCGCCTTGGCAATGATTGCATCATCATACTCTGAAAGATCAGTCTTGGTAACCTTGTAGCATCCAGGTGCAGCCACTTCCGCACCGTTGATTTGTTTGAATACACGAGACTTGTCTTCATTGGTAATCTTTACAAAATAGCGACCGTCGGTGAGCTTTACTGGGGCTTCAAAGTTCATTTGTTCTATATACAAAATATTCCTTTATTACAGGAAAGATGGATCAAAACATATTGTTGATCGGTCTCTTGGTCCTTTCTCAAATGTCAAAGATGACGATATTTGCAGCCATAGTAGCAATTATATTATTCGTTCCAGGTGTTAAAGATAAGGTTACTCATATACTTAACAATGGCTACTCTAGAGTCCATCGAATCAGCAATCAAGTCTCTTCACCGCGAGATGCGCAAAATTCACCAGCTTCTAGCGGATCCATCGGGGGAGAAGGCAAAGAAACGTACAGAGAACAACAGTTTCAAGCGTCCCCTAAAAGTCTCGGATCATCTACGAGACTTTCTCCATCTCCAGCCAGGTGAGATGATTTCTCGTTCTGAAGTTACAAAGCGTATCAATCTGTATGCAGCTGAGAATAATCTCAAGAATGGTCAGAAGATTAATCTGGATGACAAGCTCCGTGCCCTTCTGAATCCACCAGAGGGCACAGACATTACATATCTGAATATTCAGCGGTACATGAAGGATCATTACATCAAGGAGGAGGTGCCCAAGCCCGTTGAGGAGGTGGCCAAGCCCGTTGAGGAGTTGTCCGGAGCCCCAAAGAAGAGCGGTCGTCCAGCAGTTAAAAAGTAAAATGTACTAATATCAAATGTGCACACGGAGAGACATAGAACTATTAATAGGTTCAAAAATTAATAATTTCGAGTACTATCAAACTGCATTCACACACAAGTCTTCAAATGTAGAAAACTCGTACGATAATCTTGAATTTGTAGGGGATTCGGTGCTGGGTTTTGTCGTCACAAAGTATTTATATGATATGTTTGGTCAAAGTGAGGATGAAGGCTTTTTAACCAAGGCCAGAACAAAAATTGTAAGAGGTACCAACTTGTCTAACATATCACATAAATTGGGTCTTTATAAGTGGATTCAAATGGATGAAAAAGGTACGAGAAATGAATGGAATAAAAATCCCAAGATTTTGGAAGATGTTTTGGAGGCTTTAATTGGAGCCATGTATTTAGACTTGGGACTCATAAGCACCCGTGACTTTATTCTAAAAGTTATTCAAATGTACCCAACCGATCTAGGTGATGATGACAACTACAAGGATCAACTCATGCGGTTTTGTCACATACATAAAAAGGCTCTACCGAAGTACATCTTGGAGTCTTCTACAAAGGGGATATTTATTGTATCCGTCTCAATTGATGATGAAATCAAGGGTCGAGGGAGTGGTCAAAACAAAAAGCAAGCTGAACAAAATGCAGCAAAGAATGCCATGATAAAGAATTAAACTCCTGATTGGGTAATGATACCACTCGTCCAGAAACTCTTGTCAAAAACATATGATGATCAAAGAAGTGTGGAATGGTTCAATCTCCGAGGGAATCTGTTGACAGCGAGTGACGCGGCGGCTGCTCTCGATCTCAACTTCTTTAAATCCTCGGAGGCTCTTCTCATTGAAAAATGTGGGTACAAAAAGAGTTTCACCAACGCCAATATAGAAAGAGGCATTCGTCTAGAACCGGAAGTTCGTGACATGTACGATTTGCAGTACCAAAAAAAGTCTCACGAAATTGGTCTCCTTGTCCACCCGGTTCACACGTGGCTCGGGGGGTCAGCTGATGGCATAACTGAGGATGGATACTTGATTGAAATCAAATGTCCTAATAAAATTTCACCCAAGGTGCCAGGTTATTATTTGCCTCAGATTCAGATACTCATGGAGATTACAGAATTGGAGATTTGTCATTTTATTCAATACCACGAACCAACCGGAACCTTAAAAGTCATTGAGGTTCCACGGGATCGAGAATGGTTTGAGAAGCATCTTCCCAAGATGAAGAAATTTTGGGATCGCGTTCTTGAAAAGAGAAAGAATGGTCTTTGTGAGATTGAGATATAAAGACGTGAGGTACAACTAAATAAATGCGAACCATACTCAATGCATCGAGATTGGCAGCTTTTATCGGTTGTAATCCTTATGTTTCAAAAAGGGAGGTTTTTGATCACATGTTAAAGAAACCCGAAAAACCTGTGCCGGTTCCACAAAAGGTTGAAACCATGATGACAATTCCATCTGCGGATTCGAATGAACTTCATGATAGAATTAAAGAAGCTCAAGATGTTGTTAAAAGCGATCCTGTTTTAACAACTTCTCAAAAGAGGGAAGTTTGTCAACACGTCGAGTCGACTCTAACAAAAAATTATGGCATCACCAATGAGGATAAGGTGCTAAAAAATTTCGAAAAATTTGTTAATAGTGTCAAGGAGGAGGAGGAGATAAAACTGGTACACGACGAGAAAATATACTACCGAAACATTAACGACATGTATACTCTCAATGGGAAAATTGATAGCTGGGAAATTCACCCAGATGGAACCAAGATTATTATTGAAACAAAGAATAGAAAGTATAAATTGTTTCACACTTTGAAAGAGTATGAAAAAATTCAGGTGCACGCCTATCTTTATCTTTTGCCACATGTTCATTGTGCAAAACTTGTGGAGCGGTTTGATGACGAGATGGATTATACAACAATCGAACGCGATGATACCTACTGGGACAGTTTCATACTTCCAAGAATTACACTCGCTTGTAGAGAGTTTGAAGAGTACTCTAAATCTCAGCCTCAATGAGTTGATTTACATCGAGACCGTAGATGATTGGTTGATTTGTAAAATTGGTTCCGTGATAATTTACAGTCGCAATCTTGACTTCTATATCCCTGCTCATGAATGGTGCAGCATATGTATCTTCGTTGAATCCACGAGGGCGCGTCAAGTTGTTCTCTTGACAATGTGAATTGAACGCATTGAAAAACACCTTTTGGGGGACGAACAACAACATCTGTGATGTTGAGTAAGTAACCTTCTCCGATTCCAAAAAGTGCTGAAGAGAGTTTGTGCTTGAAGCAATCTTCTTCCGCATCTCCTTGAAGTATGTTGGAAGAACGCTCCAGATATCTTTGGATCCATATTTTCGTGTGTAATCGTTATAGGCTCTCACACACTTGCAAAGTATGCACGCCAATTCGGTATCCAATTTTTCATCCAATTTTGGATCTGCATTCATAACCTGTTTCGTAAAGTTCCAAGTTACAATGCGACGTTGAATACTCCCAGAGTTATCCTTCCAATTGGGAACCTCATTTCCCGCAAGAATGCCAGGTGTTTTCCACTCCTTGGTTATCGCCTTTTCACACTTTCGTGCAATTGAGATATCCTCCCCTGAGACAATCGATTGAAACTCCGCTTGCTCCAGAGCCAAGTCTCCTTTGACCTCCGGGCTTATAAACATGAAACACCCATCGATGCTCCAGAGACCAAACTTCTTTTCAATGTTGTTTGAAAGAGTCTTGACATCCTCACATTCATAAAACTTTTTGAAAACCTTTGTGATGATTGTAGACTTTCCCGATCCGGCAATACCCTTCAGAAACGGGATAACCTGCCAACTATCCTTCACATTCATCTCAAAACACAAGCGACCCCCGAATACGTAGAGCCAGCGCTGAACATCCTCATCAAACTTTTGATAATCGAGAATGCTCTGAAAGTGTGGCGTTGGAATATCATACCAATCTTCGGGAGTCTCTTCAGGAAAGTCCAAATCAAAAAACTTACAAGACACTGTGAAACGATCCAAACCATTTATAGCAGGGTCGGTGTACTTGTAAAATACATCATGTGTTCCGTCATAGATTCCATTCCTGAATGACCAGACGTTTCGATTCTTTTTAATCTCAGGAAATTGTAAATCAAAGCAAGAGGATAGATGCTTTATGCAATCGGCCACATTTCCAGACTTGGCGGTTGAGTTTCTCCACATGTCATACTTCAACTCCTTCTGAACATTTTCGTAAACAAAATCCTTAATTTCTGATATAATTCTCCAGGCTCGTGTGTTGAACCCGTTTGAAAGAATCTGCTGACAACAATTCCCCTTGTACCTCTTGAAATTTTGCTTATGAAGACTATCAAGCATGTACAGGATGAGTTGTTGAAGCGGGGTGAGATCATCATCTGCATTCATGGTCACGAGCCTAAAAATTGACCCGTCGAATGTGGTGGGAAGTGGAACCATGGTTGGCTGATTATTGCGTTCGCGCATTCGAATCCATCTGTATAGCAGTTCATACTGATCGTCTATATGTTCAATAAGACGTTTAACCCGACATACAGCAGGGGGTTCATCCTGAGGCTCAACTGCAACCTCGTCTGTGGATGAGATGGAATGATACACATCAACCAATTCACTGAGAAACCTTCTTTTCCGTTCATTAATTTTTTCCATGTCTACATCATCAGGACAACCATAGCTATCAAGTTCATCACTTGTCAAAAATGTATTGCAAGCATTTGTAATTGAAACATAACTATCAGCGGGAGATGTGAGTCCAGTCAACTTTTCATACTTGTCAATAACTTCGTCTGTCATTTATGTATACTCGAATATAATTTTTAAGCTTCTACTTCTTTGACAACACAGTCAAAATCTTGATGAGAATCTTATTCTGCATCTCCATCTGCTTCACACCAGCAGACAGAATATCGGCAATGTTGTCACCCTCTTCATTCACCAGGTAGTTTCCAAAAGGATCCTCCCCCATGTTCATCTCCTCCAGGTCCCCCTCCAGGTCCTCGTCCCCCTCTTCGTCTCCATCGAGTTCGATGATTTCTTCAGCTGGCTTCTTGGACACTTCCTTTGAAGTGGACATTTTATAGTACACTTTTCTTTTTTTATGCGCATTTTGACGCGTGAAATTATTTTCTTGGCGTACTATAAAATGGCTGGTGGATTAATGCAACTGGTTGCTTACGGTGCTCAGGATGTTTACCTGACTGGTCAACCCAAGGTGACCTTCTTCCAGGCGGTTTACAAGCGCCACACCAACTTTGCGATGGAGAACATCATCCAGACCGTCAACGGCTCTGTTGCATCCGGCAATCGCGTTTCCGTAACCATTGCCCGCAACGGTGACCTGATCGGTAACATGTATGTGTCCCTGGCACCACTGACGACCGGTGTGTACCAGACCTCCAACAACACCGTCCCAGATTACAACTGGATCGCCGAGCGTGCCATTCAGGATCTGGAACTGACCATCGGTGGTCAGCGTATCGACAAGCACTACCAGGCTTGGTGGCGTCTGTACTCCGAGGTGTTCCTGTCTGAGCAAGACAAGGACCAGTGGGGCAAGAACTCCACCCCCTCCAATCTGAACGTCACCGGTCTGTCTGCCAACGACGTCCGTGTCAATCTGCCACTGCTGTTCTTCTTCAACCGCAACCCAGGTCTGTATCTGCCACTGATTGCTCTGCAGTACCACGAGGTTCGCCTGGACTTCAACCTGTCCACTCTGTTTGGCAACTTCTTCCAGTCCACCTTTGAGGTGTGGGGCAACTACGTGTACCTGGACACCGAGGAGCGCCGCCGCTTCGCCCAGAAGGGTCACGAGTACCTGATTGAGCAGATCCAGCACACCGGTGCCGACACCATCTACACCTCCTCCACCAACTCCACCGGTACCACCACCCAGACTGCTCTGATCCGCCTGTCCTACAACCACCCAGTGAAGGAGCTGATCTGGTGCTACACCAACCCATCTTACGGCTCAGCCACCCAGTACAACTCCATGTGGAACTTCTCCTCCAACTGCGCCAACGTGAACGTCACCTCCAACCTGAACTACTTCTCCCTGACCAACAACTTTGCTCAGGGCCACATCATCGGTACCCCCCACATCTTCACCGGGTATTACCAGGGTGCCAACGGCGTTGTTGGCAACGTCTTCAGCTCCAACTGCATGTGGTCCGAGGATGGTGTGTCCTCATACACCGCAGCAGCTGCAACGACCGCAGGTACCCTGGGTATCGAGGTGGGTCCCCTGTACAACTTCAAGCTGATTCTCAACGGCCAGGATCGCTTCTCCCAGCAGCCAGGTAAGTATTTCAACATCACCCAGCCATACTACTACCACACCGGCAACCCCTACCCAGGCATTTACTGCTATTCCTTCGCACTGCAGCCAGAGGAGCACCAGCCAACCGGCACCTGCAACTTCTCCCGCATCGACAATGCCCAGGTCCAGGTTGTCCTCAAACCAGGTGTGTCTGCCCTGCAGCAGCGCATGTTCGCCGTCAACTACAACGTGCTGCGCATCCAGTCTGGAATGGGTAAAGGATTTGGCCACGCCATAGCGTGCTGCTAAACCTCCACTGCTCATAAAAGTAAGTGAGTCGGGCTTCATCCACCCGAAGAAAAATCCACTTGCTAGTCGCGTGATACAGGTCAAAGTACCTAATCGGCAGGTAACTGCTAGCGGCGAGACACCTTGTTGTTCGGGAAACCCCTTAGAGCCTTACGTACCAAGCCAGGTGGTGAAAACCACTGGTGGCCAGGATTGGAACCTGGGTATGGTAATAATCGTAATGGATTGGGCAATCCGCATGCTGACCACCTTGAAGGGTGGGGCGTCAGAGACTGAACGGGTGTCGGCTTCCATCTCAAAAATGAAAGATTTTTGAGTTTTATAGGAGGCTTAAGATACAGTCCGTCCCTTGGGGAAACTCAGGGGGTGCCATCGGGCTTGGCATTTAGTAATTAGGGGAGGTCTAGCATTATTTTCACGATGTTCACAATTAGACCACCTATCAATTTAAAGAATAGATTCTATATAATAATAAATGCAAAAGTGTACAAATTGTACTCGAGCGGAACACCCACTCGATCAGTTTATCGGTCGACATGGTCAACCAACCAAGACGTGTCATTCATGCCGTGAAAAGGGTAAAAAGAATGATGAAAAACCAGAACGTAAAGAAGCACATGCTGCACTCATGGCCCAAAAGGGGAATGAGTATTCACAGGCGTCTCG